GGCATCCGGCCATAAAACCGGGGAGGAAGCCTATAAAGAGGCAGAAGCAGCCTTCTCTGATGCGCAGCGGGAGCTGAACAAGCAGATCGAGAAATGGCTGAACCGGATTGCAGATGAGAATGGCGTCAGCTACGAGAAAGCCCGGCAGATGCTGCGGAAAGGCGAGCTTGATGAATTCCGCTGGGATGTGCAGCAGTACATAGAAAAGGGAAGGGAGAATGCGAACACCGGAGAATGGAATCATGAGCTGGAGAACGCATCAGCCCGGGCACATATCACCAGACTGGACGCGATGAAGCTGCAGCTCCGGAACTTTGTCGAAGAGGCCTACGGCGTGGAGCTGGCGGCAACCGGCAAAGCACTCACGAAGATCTACGAGGACAGCTACTACCACACCGCTTATGAGGTGCAGAAGGGCGTCGGTGTCGGCTGGCAGGTCGGAGGCGTGAACCAGAAGGCCTTGGACATCGCGGTAAGGAATCCGTGGGCCCCGGACGGCAAGAACTTCTCAGACCGGATCTGGGAGAACAAGACGAAGATGGTGGGAGAGCTTCACCGGGAGCTGACAAGGCAGATTGCAACCGGCGATTCTCCGGACCGTGCCATCAAGGCCATGGAGAAGTACGTGGACAGCAGCGTGAAGAACGCGAAGATGAAAGCCGGCACTCTTGTCATGACGGAATCAGCCGCCATCGGAAATATTGCGCAGAAGGAAAGCTTCGAGGAGCTGGGCGTTGAAGAATATGAGATCGTGGAAACGCTGGACGGCCTTACCTGTGACTTCTGCGGGGATATGGACAGCCGACATTATCCGATGGAACAGTTCGAGATCGGTGTGACGGCCCCACCCTTCCATCCGAGATGCCGTGGGTGCACATGTCCCTATCTGGGCGAAGAGTTCCGGGCGTCTGTGCGTGCTGCGAGAGATCCGGAGACCGGCAAGACGATCACGGTCCGGAACATGAGCTATAAGGAGTGGAAAAACGAATTTCTTCCACCATCGACAACGGGAAAATCTTTATCAGAACCGTTGGAATTTGAGTATAATAAAGAGGGTGGATATATTCCGAAGAATGCAGCAATCACAAATGCAAAGGTGATTGCGGGCAGAGGATCAGAAACAGAATTCCGTCATGCAGTGGATTATTCAAAAAAATATGGTGGAGAGCCAAAGGAATGGTCAAAATTCGTAGGAAAGGTCACAAGCGATAAATATGTTTTTGATGTACATTGGTACGAAAGAAACGGAACAATGTATGAGCCAAAAATAAAAACTCAGAAGGGGAGAAAATGAAACTCAGATATGTAGGGGAGTCGTTCGGAGTAGAGGGACTCACCAATGGAAAAATATACGAAGCGAAAGAGGAAAACGGCTGGTATCGCGTGATCGATGACAGTGGTGAAGATTACCTGTATTCGATGACACGACCGGCCCCGCTTTTCCGGTCAGAAGGGAAAGGCGGGAGATGGGAAATCGTTGAGGAATAACGAATGTCCAAGGATGATTATTTCGTTATTATCTGCAGAGTGCTTGCCTATTTGTATGAGTGTCTGAAAAGAGGAGAGGATCCGTCACAGGAATATCTGACATACGGGACGGATGCTTTCCCGGTCAATCAGAAGTATTGGACCTATATCATGAAGAATCTGCAGCGCAGTGGATATGTGGACGGTGTGGCAATCGTCAGTATTGCGGGTGCGGCGAAGGGCGTGAAGCTCACGGAGAATCTGGAAATCACGCCGGCGGGTATTGAATATCTGCAGAACAATTCCACCATTGAAAAAGCAAAGAAGTTCCTGAAAACCTTGAAAGAGATTTGCCCGGGACTTTGAGAAAGACCACCAGTCAGAAATGACCGGTGGATTTTTTATGCAATGAATGCGAAGGGGGGAAAAACAACCATGATCCTGAAAGAATTGAGCATCAGTGACGGAAAGCTGAGTGCCATTTCGGCGGGGAGACGGGTTCAGATTGCGGATTTCAGCGGAAGAGTAGAAATCACGGAAAGAATCGCTTATGTGAATATTCTCGGAAAGCGGTACCGGCAGGAGAAACGGATTTATGCGTCCTTCATTGCGGGGGAGGAGATGGAATACTGGACGGACCAGCCGTTTACGGAAGCGGCTGTTTATGAAGCAGAGGTGACAGTAGAAGGAGAAAAGCAAAGACAGAGGTTCATTTTCTCAGGTCTCAGATATGTGGATTCCAATCCGGTGACCGGAGAAGTGGAATTTGAAATTCCGGATCAATTGCTGATCCGGAGGATGCTGAGTATGTAGAAATCATATAGATAGTCAGTAAATCCGTTTATATACAGGCCGCCTTGGAGAAATCCGGGCGGTTTTCTTATGCCGTCATAGCTCAGAAGGAGAGCGGTACCCGGAAGGGTGACAAGCGCAGGTTCAATTCCTGCTGGCGGCTTTGCCGGTCCGGGCGTAAAGCGGGCAAAACCAACCAACACAGGAGAGCGCACTCGTTAAAAGCGTAGAGAGGATGGAAGCATGAACAGAAAAATGCTGGAAGACATGGGACTTACCAAGGAGCAGGTCGATGCGATCATGAAGGAGAACGGCGAGAACATCGAACACGCCAAAGAGGGATTGAACGCGCAGATCGAAGAGCTGACGAAGGAGCGTGACGGCTACAAGGATCAGATCACGGAGCGTGACAAGCAGCTGAACGATCTGAAGAAGGCAGCGAAGGACCAGAAGGAGCTTCAGGAACAGATCACACAGCTCCAGGAAGACAACAAGGCGGCTGTGGAGGCACACAAAGCGGAGATGAAGCAGCTCCGGATTGACAATGCGGTAGAGAAGGCACTGACGGAATCCGGTGCGAGAAACGCGAAGGCGGTCCGCGCATTGCTTGACCTGGACAAAGCCGAGCTTGCGGATGACGGAACCGTGAAGGGACTGGATGCACAGCTGAAGGCTCTGAAGGGTGCGGAGGATTCAAGGTTTCTGTTCAGCGAGAAGAAGGCAACAATCAAGGGCGCAAAGCCGGGAGAATCGGGGGATATTGATCCGTCCGGAAGAGAGACGGACCCTGCGAAGATGTCCTATGAAGACTTTGTTGCTCAGGCAAAGGAAAACCCGGAAGGGTAAGAAAGGATGAACAATGGGTAAATTTGACGCAAAGAGTTTCAATGAGCAGGCATTCGGCAAGTATATGAGTGCAGTCCCGAATGTCCGGCTGAATAAGCTGCGCTCTTCCCGCGCGATCACGGGAGACGCAAGGCTCCGGGAGGCATTCAAGGACAATTCCCAGACGGGAAGTGTCTATGCGGTGCTGCCTTACTTCGGACTTCTCGGCGGAGAGCCGCAGAACTATGACGGCCAGACGGACGTGAAGACCGATCGGACGAAGACCTTCGAGCAGGGTGTGTTTACCTACGGCCGCATGCACGGATGGACCGAGGCGGACTTCTCCTATGATGTGACCGGCGGCGTGGATTTCATGGCCAATGTCCGTGCACAGCTGGTGGAGTACTGGAACACGGTGGATCAGAATACGCTTCTGGCGATTCTGGATGGCATTTTTGCAATGTCGGCAACCGGAACCGGTGACATCAAGAAGGCGAACGCAGAGTTCGTGGACAAGCACACGCTGGATGTATCCGCGACGGATCACAACGTGATGGAGGCAACCACCCTGAACAAGGCGGTTCAGAAGGCCTGCGGCGATCACAAGCAGAAGTTCAGCCTGGTGTTCGTGCACTCCGCGATTTCCACCAATCTGGAGAACTTAAAGCTTCTGACCTACCTGAAGTACACGGATCCGCAGGGAATTGAGAGAGATCTTTCCCTCGGCACTTGGAACGGCAAGCTGGTAGTGGTCGATGACAGTATGCCGACCGAAGATGCAGCGGCAACCTATGTGCGGACGGTGAGATCTGCAGAGGGTGCGCTGGAAGTCATTGAGGACGGCACTCCGACCGGTGCGCAGGTCCTGAAGGCAACGGTAGCGAAGAGCATCAAGGACATTGCAGCGGGTGAATATGTTCTGTCCCTGGCAGCAGGAACGAAATATACCTCCTACATCCTTGGTGACGGCGCAATCGGCTTCGAGGATCTGGGAGCGAAGGTACCCTATGAGATGGTGCGTGATGCCAAGACGGCGGGCGGCGAGGATACGCTGATCAGCCGCAAGAGAAACGCGGTCAGCGTGGCGGGAATTTCTTACACGAAGAGTTCTCAGGCAACGAACAGCCCGACCGATGCAGAGCTGAAGACCGGCGCGAACTGGTCCCTGGTAAATGATGGTGAGAATGCGATTTCCCACAAGGCAATTCCGATTGCCCGCATTATTTCCAGAGGATAAGACGGGAGGCAGATGTGGATATGTATGAAATGCTCCGCCTCACAAAGCGGACCCTGAAGCAGAAAGGCTTTACAGTCGATGACAGCGAAGAGACGAAGGAAGCGCTGGAAGACGCGCTCCTTCGGGCAGATCAGTATATCCGCAATTTCTGCCACCTGCCGGATGTTCCGGACGGCCTTCGCTATGTCATGGCAGATATGGCGTGCGGGCATTTCCTGCAGGATCTGTATAACACCGGGAAGCTGGATGAACTCTTTGACATTGAGTCGGGAGTATCGTCCCTGAAGATCGGAGATACGCAGGTCAGCTATAACGCAGGAGATGCCAGCAGTCCGGCGGTCCGGGTGAAAGCGATGATTGAGGATCTTCTGAGCGGAAGAAAGGATGAGCTGTTACGATACCAGAAGGCGGTGAACAGTCTGTTCGAAGACACCTGTACGGTATACGAACAGACCGACACTGCGGATGAAATGACACACAGAACGAAAAAGACGGTGCGGGAGGTCTATACGGATATTCCCTGCCGTCTTTCCTTTTCCAGCATTGCGCAGTCGGCAGAAGGATCGGGAAACGATACGGTCACGCAGTCGGTAAAACTCTTTACTGCTCCGGATGTGAGGATCCGTCCGGGCAGCAGGGTCCATGTGGTACGGGCAACTGGTGCCGTGAGCGACTGGAAGCGGTCCGGAATCCCGGCATCCTATCAGACGCACTGCGAGTACATGCTGGAGCCTTTGGAGGATT